GGTGTTGGACTAGGTGTTGGAGCTGGTGTTGGTGTTACACTCCAAGTACAATCTCCATTAACTGTACAAGAACCTCCTGTTCCAATAATATATACTCCACTTGGGAATTCCGTAGTAATATTTGATGATACTATTAACCATTGAGGTTCTGTTGTTGTACATACTCCATATACTACTCCTTGTACTCCTCCTTCAGTTGATACTGTTCCAAATAAACTACTAAAAGGTGTATTTATTTCTCCTCCATTATTATATCTTAAACCCCTATCTGTTGTAGATTCACTATCAGGCACAAATACAAACTGACACATAGGTGCTGGTGGTGCCGGAGTAGGTGCTGGTGTTGGTGCCGGAGTAGGTACTACAGGGCAACCAGTTCCTATTGAACCGCTATATGTTATTGAAGCTAAATCTCCAGATCCATTATTATACTGAGTTTCAGTTAAAGTAGCGTAGGCATAGAATGATTGACCATTCCAGTATATAACACTAGAGGTACTTGGGTTTCCATTTGCATCTGGTAATGTAGAGTAAGTTCTAATAAACATATCTCGATTCTCATAGAATGAATTAGGGCATCCTCTAACTGCATAATAGTTATACGTTGGAGGTGCTGGTGTTGGAGCTGGTGTTGGAGCAGGTGGTGTAGGTGTTACAGGAATACAATCTCCATTAACTGTACAATCTGTTAGATTTGGTGTTACATTCATTCCTTCAATACCTACAAATGGGTCTCCATTTGGTCCGTATTTAAATAAATTACTTTGACTGCCTGTATTACATAATCCGAAATAAGTTGAATCATTATACTCAGTTCCTAATGTACTTGTTAAGTTTATAGAAGTTGAACCAACCCCACATTGGTTAAGTATATAGTATAAATCCAATCCACCACTTGTTAATTGACTGTTCAATACATCTACAGTAATACACTTACAAGATGGTGTAGGTGGTGCCGGTGTTGGAGCAGGGGTAGGTGCCGGAGTAGGAACAGGACTAGGACTAGGACTAGGACTAGGACTAGGGCTAGGACTAGGTGATGGGCTAGGTGATGGACTAGGACTAGGGCTAGGTGATGGACTAGGGCTAGGTGATGGACTAGGTGTAGGAGAAGGAGTAGGAGCAGGACTAGGTGTCGGTGTTGGTGATGTTATATCTCCATATCTTGGTCCTGTAATATTCTTTCTTACTCTAACGTTGTTAGATAATTTGTATTCTAATTCGTATTGAAATAATTTATTTCTACTTGTACTGTTATTTACCGAATACGAACTGTTTAAAATAACTATAGGAATAAAGTTATCCCCATCCTGAATAAAAACAGAAGGGGATTCTAATAGTTCTTGTATCCAATTGGCATATTCTTTATCTATGTAGTCAGTAGTAATAAGGTATCTATCGGTAAGCTCTACGTAGAACTGTGTCTCTCCACGGTTCGATTGATTGTAAGTACCTATGTTAGAGTCATAAGAAACAAAGGGTCTAGTAAAGTTATCTCTTTTAACAGAAGTATTCTTTCTAACGGGATTAGATATACTATAGTAATCCCAGAAACCGAATGAATTTATAAAAGCAAAATTAGTGTGATCACCACACGGTTGTACTATGGGTATAACTCTATTGTTATCCACCCCTCCATAGGATATGTTTATGTCACCTTCCTGTGTTACACTTGGCTGACCTATTCCTATGGTTTTAAACTCCTGTGATCCTATAGTATAAGATGCATTATTACCCGAATCATTGGTGTAGGTAATGTCAACATCTTGTGAAGTAATACCTGAATTTAATACCGATATAGTAATATAGTCTCCTACTGCTGCTGGAATGTTATTTGGTCTGTTAGTTAATAGGGTATATTCTGAACTAGAAGTAAAGTTATAACCACTACCGTCATTAATGTTTACTATACCTGGGAATACCTGTAAATAATTGTCTGTGCTACCGGTATAGACTGTCCTTGAAGAAGATATACTTGAACCGTATTCTTCACCAAATTTAAGGTTAAAGTTAATTACACTTTCTACAGGGGAGAGTGACCCTGTTATTTTCCAATATTGGTCATACTGTAAATAATCTCCTAACTCTCTACCTACATCTAGTATAGTATTACCGGTAAGGTTAGGGTATGTTTTTATTCTTGTTAGCAATTCAGTACTACCTGCCACGTATATATCTGTTACATATCTAAATTGAGGATTGTAAGCTAGGGAGGAAGATAACGTATACACTAGGTTAGTTCCCGTAACGTTAGGTGTGGTAGGTTGCTGTAGTATTGTTACTGCCATTAGTCTAAAAATTCGTCTATTGCGTCTAATATATCCTCTACTGAGGCTTCTTGTAATATGTCTTCTATTCTACTGTCAGTATCATTAAGTGACTGTTCTATAAATCGTCTAGGTGGTTGAATTCTACTGGTACCGTTATTGACGTACTCCCAATAATAATTCATTCCTATTACTATCTCCTCACCATCCTTAAATGGCTTAACACTGGATTGTACACTCCTATAAAGATCACCTGTAAGATAAGCAGCTGTTGGTCCGGACTTAATATTAGCCTTTACCTCTATGTCTAATAGAGTGGCTATCTCCTTATATGCTTTATCTAGGTTGTCTGTCTTCATTTATATCTTTGGATAGTGACAATAGTTATAAACAAAAGGAACAATAATATCAACTGATGCTGCCCAACCAAATGCTCTATCATTAAATGCTTCATTTACTGGGGTGATGTTCCCCATTACGTATTCTATATTTTGTTGGTTGGGTCCGAAGTTAAACCACGCCCCTATATCATACAAATATATCTCTGTATTGGACATTACATCCACTGGACTGTCGTCACTAAGACTGGGTATGTCTAAAGAATATATTTCAAAATTAAGGGTACGGGTATTATCTACCAGACCTGGAGAGGACATAGGCCTTACAAACAGGTATGGATAAATTATATTCTGAGATTTAGAATCTAGGTAATGTAATGGCCCTGTACCAAATGAATTTATAGCCAGGTGTTCATTAGCAGCTTGTTCAAAGAATCCAATGATTTGGTTATAGGTATAATTTAAACTTAAACTTGTTGACATATAATTTAGTTTAGAAGTTCCTGTACTCTTGCCTTACGGATCATTAAAGTAGCAGCGATTGTATTAATATCAAACCCCTTATCCCTTAATGCCCTTACTTTAGGTCTTAAATCATCCTCTATCACCGTAGCTAAACTGTTTATTATCGTCTCTCCCGAAGGATCATTAACAATAGATACTCTTAACTGCTCCTCTATATTATCTAAGGCAGATACTAATTGTATCTCCTCTTGACTTAATTCTTTTTTCTTTGCCATCTTACTTGTTGTTTGGTTTACGTCCTGATCTAGCTTCTCCTTTTAAAGCCGAGGGTATGTCTCCTAATTGGTTACCCACCTCTTCTATGGCATCTTTAACATCTTTGATTTCTTCTTTAAGACGTTTAACTCTATATTCTACTGAATCTGGAATATAGTTTTTATTCTCATCCTCTACCCTACCGCTGTATAGCATATATAGGTAGGTTGCAAATACTGCTAGGAAGGTTACTATTACTGTTACTATTATAATCATATCTTATCTTTTATATTGGTGTTGTAATCTTTTATTTTGATTATCTATCTCTTGGTTATAATCTTTTTCTATTTCTAGAAAGTTTAATACTGTTAAGAAGTTAATATCTGTGATGGCTGTATCTCCTGTGATTTTGAGGATGTTAGTTTTAGTAAGGCTGTAAATAGTCCCCCACCACCCGTAGTGCTTTGACCAAGAGCTTGAAGAATCTCCTTCTCCATGAAGTTCTTCTCCACTATTGTCATCTTGTTCATCGAACAGAGAGTATCGTTTAAAGATAGAGTCCCTGTTGCGGCTATAAAACCCAGGCCTCCAAGTATTAATTGTACAGGGAAGTCTTTCATCATTTCACTCCTTTCCTCCCTTACCTCGCTATCGTAACTCCCGATAGTGTACCAATCAAATGGATTATCAATTTTATTATTGGCGGTATTTAAACCGTATTTCTTTATAAATGACCAAGTACCAAATCTATGTTTAGTTATAGGTCTAAACAATAGAGCTGCTATGTGGTGTAGGTTTGTATTGGGATCTTTAAGTAAGGTTTGTAAATCTATAAACTCTCCAAACTTATTCCTGGCTAGGTTAGCAAAACCTAATACCTCATCCTTATACTCTACTATAGCGTGAAACTCATTCTGTTCTGTGTTTATACTCATTAACACTCCTGCTACCTCTGATATAGTTTTTAATGGCCACTCCCTAACCTCTTGTTCAGTAAAATCCGATAACAGAGTAATACTCTTTAGCATTTTATCTAAAGGGTCTAAATGGTCGAATTTAATTATCTCCTGATACTGGCCTATTGACAGATACTCCGGAATTGTTACTTTAATTTCTTTCATTGTTTTAATAAATAGGTTTAAGTGATTATTACCCAAAGTTGGGTCTAATGGATTTAATTCTTATAGGACTTCTATCCATAAATTGATTACGGGCATAATTAGCCATTAGTAGACTATCGATATGGTCGTCTTTTCCTCCAGGCATGTGACCAAATGATAGACGTCCGTTATTAGACATCTTGTAAGTAAACGTTCCTAACTCTCTATGTAATGCCGGACATAAGACTAGGGTGGGTATCTCTATAGTATTACTTTCTATATCCGCCAATAGCTTTCTAACCATTAGAGATTTACTTTCTTGTGTAGTTGTAAATGCTTTTACTCTTCTGAACTTAGGTATTATAAGGTCGTACATTCCTTTTCCTATACCGTTAGTCTCTATGTTACCCCCTACTATGTTAAACTTAGACATGCTGGTTGTAAACCTTTGTGCTATCTCCTGTAACGGAAGGTTATTTAACGTCTCTACCCATAGTACTCTCCCTATTGGACTCATTATAGTCAACACACTAAAGTCATCGGTAATTCCGGTATCTACTCCTATGAAGGCATCTACCTTTCTAGAGGTATCATATTGGGAGACTACAGACACTTGGTCTATATTGGTAAATACATCATTTGAACTATCTACAAATTCAGCTAGATATTCCTGTCTAAAGATATCTACAGGTAAAGAAGCTCTAGCCTCCTCTATAAGTTCTGTTTTTACATATGGACATTCAGGCAATGTAAACTTCATTGAGTAAACATCCTCTTTATTAAACCAAGTATATAAATGATTCTTACCTCTGGGTGTAGATATCATAAGGCATTTACGTCCTGATGGGTTTAGGGTAGGTAGTATAGCCTGGTTGAGTACTGATTCTTTAACAAAGGCCATTTCATCTACTACAAGGTGGGTGAATCTAAATCCTCTAATACTATCTCCTGCATCCGAAGATAAGAACTTTATGGTTGAACCATTGATAAAGGTTATGGTGGTTTCCATTCTATTACTTGCCAATATAAGTTCTTTAGAAGAAGCTACTATAATGTCGAATACAGACTTAGCTTGAGAGAATGTAGGTGCTATCCAACCACCCTTTTGTTTCTTAGTACCCAGTAACCAATATAAAAATAGGTTAATACCTAATAACGTTTTTCCGGAACCCCTAGGACTTACCACTACACCAAATAATTGATCGGTGTCTGCATATCCTTTTATAAATTCTTTTTGTTTTGGGTAGGGGGTAAATAATGTAATTTGCATTTATAGTTTCTTATATAGGTAGAACTTAACATCCTCTTTAGTTCCATCTGATGTATCTATTAGGGTGTAATTGTCAAATACGTTTTCTATGTAAGGTAGAAATCTTCTGGATACTACATGGTTGTTATTATTCTCTTCTTTGTTCATTCCATATATGAGAACATATTCACCCAGTCTAAATAAATCTCTTAAATAACCCTCCCAAGAGGTATAATCAGTAATATGGTATAGTACATCCAGACTTAACGATAGATCAGCCTTGTACATTGTGTCTAAGCTATCTAAGAAGGTGTATCCCTCATTATCTTTGTATTGTAGTATACATCTCTGTCTTGCAGAAGAACTAACGTCATACCCGGTGTAGGAGGTAAACCCTTTTAGCAGAGATATTTGATTACCATCACCGTGTCCTAATTCATTGATGGTTTTAATTTTATATTTCTCTATTATGGAGTTAATGTAGTTGGCTTTTAGTATGGCTGAATCACCATAACTACCTATTCCGGAATTACCTCCTTGACTATATCTTTCTTCCCAATATAGGTTACTGTTGAATTCTGCCATTGTCTTTATTTATTTCAATCTTTAGGCGCCTTTAGATATCTTTAGACCTAGGTTATACCTACTACTAAAGGCCTCTTTAGATCTCTTTAGATGATTACTCTTCTCCGAACTTAATTACAATCTCTGCTGATACTACAGCATCTATTTTCTGAATATCATTACCGGTATACTTCATTATTTGGTCTAATGCTCTTTGTCTGATCTTTTCATCCTCTGAGGATAGAAGTCTATATAGTTCATCTGAGGCTGGTTCCAATAGACGGTTTAGTTTTTCTTTCCATCCTTCCTGATACAATCCTCCGGCATCCGACCACATCTTGGTATGCTGTTGTTGTGATTTATCGGAATAGTTTTCTTGACAGTAGGCCAACCACTCTTTTATTCCAAATGTATTTTGATTATCAAATCGAAGGGAGTAGCATTGCTTCACTCTACTATCGTAATCATCCTTGCTTATTCTATTGCCGGCCATAAGTAAATTCTTTATAATCTCTATATAAATAGGTATAAATTATTATTCAGGTATTTCCCATTTAATATCCCTTAAGAAGTATTTTCCTGATATGTTTTCATTCAAGCAATTTTTATCCTCTAACACATTTAGTTTAAATTGTGCTTCTACCTCTCTATATGTTAATTCTTTTTTTCTCTGGGCGTAGTATAGTATTTCTTTTTTAACATTCACCCACTTTTGGACTTCCTTATTACTCGACTGGTACTCCTTCCATTTACTCTCTCCGGTCACTTTTCTCTTCCTCTTCATTCCTTTTAAGGGAGGTTTTGTTAAAGTACTATAAAGACTTTTTTTACCAATATACCATTCCCCCGTCTCTCTGTTAGTTATAACGTATACAAACCCAATAGTATTATTCGGCATATCCTCTATGGTAGATACAGGGAGTTCCTTGTAGTTCCACATATTAATCATCCTTTACGATAGGCCTTCCATCCATACTCTTTATATTTTTGCGAAATTAAAGAACGAGAGTAAATCCAATTAAAATTTAAAAATGTTTTATTAAAATTTACATTTACCCTATTAGCGAGATAAGTCCACCTACCCTCTACACAAGATGTTACAATTTGCTTTTTGCTTTTAATATTAAAAATTCTACCAAAGCTCGTTATCAGATATCTATCTGAAGGGTGTAGTAATTCTCTATATTGCTCGTCTTCTACCAATACTGATTTTATCCACTCCTCATCTATCTCTACTATTAACTCTTTGATTTTGGGTATAATATTTAGATCGTTATAAATTAAAGATTCGAAATCGTCTATATCTTTCTCACTAACCCAATTATGTTTTGTAAAAACATGCTGATTGTCTACCATTTTTAATTTGATATCTGAAATCCATTTAGATTTTTTTTTCATTTTCGAACAACCATTTTTTATATAATTTTTTTATTTCCTGTTTCATGCCGTCGTATTCACAGCTACAGCCTCTTTTATTAATTTCTTTATTACCTTTTAAAATCCTCTCTGCCTCGTATTGGATAGTTAAAGCCATCCCTTCCGGGGTTCTATTAGCGTAAACCGGGTAGACTTCTAATAAAAACTCTATTTCGCCTTTAGTCATTTTGTAATTCTTTTAAATATTCTCTTACGAACCCCTTAATAACCTCTCTTTGATTGTTACTAAGCGTAACTCTACGTCTCTCCCTAAGTATCCTATGGTTCTTATATACAGGTATAAGATAGTGTTTTACTATAAGGGAGAGACAGGTTATTGATAATATTGTAATTAGTATTAATTCCATTCTACACATGTATTACATTTTTTTTGAATATGTAGAAATGCTTCCTGTACCCTCTTCTTAAAAGTTTGCAATCCAATCCCAGCCTCTTTAGTTATCTGGGTAATAGTAACATCTTCAAAATAAAATTGTCTAATCATTTTAGCTATTTCTTGATTTTCATAATTATCTAATTCTCTATACATACAATCCATTAATTCCGGGTTGTTAGCACTTAAAGGATTACTGTTCTCTTCCTTAATATTTTTATATTTTAAGTTATCAAAGATTTCTCTGGAGTCTATCAACGGTTTTCTGTATTTACAATAAAAATGAGAGGTACTACTCTTTAACTGGATTCCCATAATAAAGGTAATAAAGTTTTCAAGTTTGTTATTCTCAATAGTTTTAAGTTGGGTTGTTAATGGTTTTTCTAGAAAGAACGTAATAGCTACTGCTAGCAAATCACTCCCCCACCTTTGGTATCCTGTACCGCAAGTCTTTTTACAATTAATAATTAGTTGAGGATATATTTCATCTATTTTTTTTCTTACAAATTCTCTTTGTTGGGGTATAGTCATAATTACAATATAAGCTTTTTTTTTCATTCTACCAACTAGTTACTATATTATAATTAGGCACTTATTTCTTAAACAAGAAACCCCTACATTTCTGTAAGGGAATCGACACCTGCTAAGGTAGCATACTCTAACGGGTTAATTATAATAATTTAATAGTATTGAGAGGTATTTCAAGTGCCTTTATTCTTAATATGTTACGTAGAATGCGTTTTGATTTGCTAATATACCAGCTGTATTCGAACTCTCATTAGTAGTCATGTATAAAACTACCTCAGACATCTTACCGTTAAATAAATCACTAGTGGTGGCAGAACCACCTATAACCTCTAAGTTTCGTGTTGTACCTAAAGTACCGGCCGCTTGACTAAACTTTTGAGCTCCTTGGTAATAAGCTGTCACATTTACTCCTTCAGTTACTGTCGCACTTACTTGTGAAACGTTAGTTTGTGATGCTCCTGTGCTTTGTATTACGATTCGATCTGCATCGTACCATTCAAAATCTCCTTCGTACCCAGTTAGGAATGTAGGTTTAGATCCTGGTCCGGAACCACCAAATAAGTATTTATTACTCCCCACTGCTCTAGTAGTAATAAAGTAAAATGAAGAACTGGCACCGTATACCAAATAAGGTAAATAATATGTTAATACTCTACTGGTAGCAAAATTCAAGGATGCCTTAGAAGGGGCAAGATATGGGTTACCACTACCATCTGAAATCATAGGTTGTTTACTTGTTATCGCCATTATTGCATCATTACCATTACCGCTTTGATCAAACCATGTAGTCACAGTAGCAGAACCTCCTACTACAAATGTTGATAGTGCAGCTAAGTCTATGTACCCATTTCCATCAAAGCCAATATTAGTTTCTCCTGAATCATAATTTCTTCTCACTCTTACACAGTCCCCTGTATAGGTGCTACTTAATCTTCTAACAGAATGAGCTACAGTAGCTCCGGGATAAGTATCTAAGAGGTACGCTGGTCCTGCTCCTGCTACTGGTGCAAAAAATGCAAATGGTTGAAATATTGACATATATTATGAAAGATTTTGTACTGCTGTTCCGTAAACTATTGAACCAAATGATACAAGTGTCACAATATCCTTACCTCCTGCTGTAATGGTTGGAGCTGTTCCTGCTGCCCAAAGTATACCTGAGAAAGAAACTGTTTGTGTTGCTGTATTGTCGATTACAATTGAAATCGTTTGAGATTTAACTGAGTCAACATTGGATGGTGAAATTGTTGTTGTACCACTAGGTGTTATTGTAAAGAAATTACCTAACGAAAAGTCAATTGAAACTGCTCCTGTTGTTCCTCCTGTTGTGATATCAGCTGTTACTCTACTTTTAAAGAGAGTTGGGTTATTACAAACTACATCACCGGATACTGATAAAGAACCTGTTATTTCTAATCCTCTTTTAAAAGAAGGAGTTCCTTCTTGAGGTACTTGTAACCACTCCACTTCATTATATGACGGTAAATCATAATCGCTAAAAGAAGAACCGCTAATGTTGGTTTTTAGTAGTAACCCATTATCAAAAGTACCAGCGTCATCATATGCATTTAGAGTGACAAATACCTCTGTAGCCTCTGTTGCGGATATTCCTGATATACCAATGCTTGGGGATTGAGAAAGGCTAATTTCATGGTTATTATCGGTTACTCTTATGCTGTTTAAAGCACCTGGTGTTTTAGCTTGAATGTTAACTCTATTGCTTTTAATGGTTGTTTCTAGACCTTCCATATACACGGTACCATTATCAGATTTTATGTAGATCTGGCTACCTGTACCTATAAAGTTATCCTCAATATTAAATCCTCCACTTCCATTAGTGGCAAATTTTCCATAAACTTTACCATTAAAATCAAAACCACTAAGTGAGGCTTGGGCACTACCACTTAATCCGACATTTAATTGTTTAACCCCGTTATCGTAAGGTAGATTGGCTCCTTGATTTAGGTTTACAGAATTGTTAAAATTATTTATTCCTGTCCAATTATTATTTAACGGTAGAAGGTCTGTTCCTCCATTTAATGCATAAGAGGCTGTTGTTGCTGTTGAAGCATTACCTATTAAGTTTCCTGAGAAATTTGTGTTTGCTGTTATTGTATCTGCTACTAAGTCCCCCCCAATGGTTACTGTTGAACCATCATCAGATATATTTGAATCTAATAATTGATTTTCTACTCCTGATTTTGGTATCCTACCTGTTATAAGTACCGCTTCAGACCCCTTTAGTCCTAATGGACCAGTTATAAGGTTAGCACTCAATCCTCCTTCTTCTACTACTGTCCAAAAATCAGTATCACCATTCCATTCAAATGATGCTGTTGTAGCTGAACCTGAATCAAATACTTTTATACCGGCGAATTGTAATGTGGGGGTGTCTGCATTTAATACGATGAATGCGTCTCCAATAATGGTAGCTGATCCGGTTACATAATTTATATGTCCAATAGAGGCACTTACTGCATTGATAGAGTTAAAAGTTTGATCTCCTCCAAAAGTATTATTTACATTTGTTTTTGCAAACAACTCTTGACCGTCAACATAAGATGCTGTAGTTGCTAAATCTGCTACTAAAGCATGAGAGGATGATATACTTGTTAAAGCACTTACTGCATTGGTTGCAAAAGAACTTGAAATGCTTGTGTCTGCATTCAAAGCATGACTGCTTGAGGTACTTGTTAGAGCACTTGTTGCTGTTGCTGCATTTCCGGTTGTGTCTTGATCCCATATTGGTACTACTCCTAATAGGCCGTTATATGGAGCTGTAGCTGCATAAGAGCTTGAAAGACTTGTTCCTGCATAGGAAGAGCTTGTCGCTAATGCTGCCAATGCAACTTCTCCGTCAACTCTACTACCTGTTAGATTTCCCGTTGTTAGAGACACGTCTATTTGAGATGACCCTGATACTAAACCTGCTGGAAGAACTGTGGGGGCATAAGAGGCACTTATTGCTGTTCCTGCCACTGTTGCATAAGAAGAGGATATTGCTATCTGAGCAAAGTCTGACGTACTGGCATTATCTGCCTCAGTAGCAAAAGATGCCGAAATATCTAAGTTTGTTATTGCTGACCCTGTACCGTCTGTTAATACTGAACCACTTATTTGAGTCAGTTGTTGAAACGTTTGGTCAATAAGGAGATTCGTTAAATTAATTCCCATAGTATTTTATATATTAGTTTGGAGGATATTGTTTTCGCGATGCATCGTAGATTGGAATACCGGCTCTTTCCATTATTTGTGCAAATGGACTTTTTCTAAATACGAATCCATTTTTGTATTTGTTATTATAATTAGGATTTTGCTCGTATAATTTATTGGAGTCGTTTAATTCTGGGTATAAACCTTGCTCTTCGATTATGTATTTTGTAAGTCTTTCTGCATAGTAAGACATTTTATTTTCTACTGATTGTCTCTTTAAATTGTAAAGCTCTCTTTCTACACCCTCGCTATTTTCTCCTCCCATTGGCTTAATCAAACCGTTATTCCTACTTCTAAGGTAAATTGCATCTAAAGAATACCAGTAAGCAGCATAAATTAGATAATCTTGTATATAAGCATCTAGTAGAGTTTTGTAATTAGCATACGTAGATGTATCTATATCGCCAGAATCTACTAACGTAATAAGTTTTTCGTATAATAACGTACCAATTATAGCTTGTAATCCTATATCCTGGGATTCTCTAATAGCGTTTTTTATAAGCTCTGTATCGACATTGTTATTAATATCGGTATACGTTCTTAAGACTTGTTCGGATATTAAAAAAGTATTTGTCAAAATTTTATATTTTTTTATGTCTTGTTAATATTTGCATCTTCAGCATCTGTTACTTCTACGGAGGTTGTAATTTCTTCTTCAGTACTACCATCCTGATATAATTGTTTAGTTTCAACTCCTATTACTATATCTGGGTAATTCACCTGTAATAAGGTTTCAAAGCATCTTAAGATATCTTGTTGTAGGGGTGCAATAACATTATGTTGAAATAAAAGCATAGCGTCGATCATTTCATTTCTATTACCTAAAGATCCAGGTTGTTGAATACCCAGTAGTAATGGAGAGGTAATTCGATGGGCAGTTAATATCTTTTGCATAGACATTTCATTTACCGTTTCATAATACCCGTCGTTTCCGTTATTAGGTATTGGTTCTATTTTAGGTGCATTCTCTGGTGAATCCACATCCATATACATTACAGAACCTGCATTATTTGTTCCTGCATAATTAGCTCTTAACATAGCTTCTACGGCAGCTACTTCGTCATCCGAACCATTAGTAAAAGTTGTAATAGCTAGTGATGGAGCTAGAGAGTTTTTAATATTGTTAACGTGAAAATTATCAACTTCTTTATCTAGTTCAATTACTTTCAATGCCCCATTGTAAATTGGTAAGGTATAGTATTCCATTCCTGGACGATAATTCTTGCTTACGTATATTTGACTAGGTTGATCTTGTTTTGAAGCTGGGCTGTAAGATGGTATTTCAAATACATTTTCATCTGTAGATAAAAGTAATCCTCCTTTTTTAGCCCATTCCGAAGATATAAACCAGGATGGTATCTCTCCTCTATAGTTTTTTTCTTTAGCTCTAATGTGAGAATAATCAATGTGATAAACTTCGGCTATTGTAGATCTATCCATAGACCAGATAACCTCCATTGAAAAAGCACCGTGTAAATAAAAATCTATTGCGGTCTTAGTAAAAATATCATTCCAAGTCTCGCCTCTGTTATTTGCTTTATTCAACGCAAAGTCTAAGTTAGAGGTTAATCCTCCTCCTATAATATTCTCTACTATAGCATTTATACAAGCAGCATTTATACTTGAGTTGTTGTATAGGTCTATTAAGTATTGAGGAAATAAATTGCCTTCTCCTGCTTTAATATACTTATTATGTTTTGATTCAGAATTTTTAACCCAAGGAGTAGAGCCCCTCTGTACTGATAAAAATTTCTGTTTTTTAATAGTCTCTTTTGCCATTAGTTGTGGTATGTTATGTATGCCCCAGTATCATCTGGGCCTATATATTGAGTAAATGTTACTACATCTAGTCCTTGAACTGTTGCTCGGTCTTCATCAATTTGAGTTAAATCTAGTTTTCCAACGGCTGACCATTCCCCATCGGCATCAGACCATATAGTATTATAGTTTCCCCATTCTTGTGACCCCTCTATATATTCTCTAATTTTTACTGTATATAATCCTCCGTATGCTGGTAGATCTACTGTTAATACTTGAAATACTATACGAGGGTAAACTGAAGTGGGTACATTAATTAACGTAGCAGGTACTATTGTTTCAGATTTGTCGTAGTCTTGAATCATTAAAAGCTCTATTTTCCCTAAAGGTAATAAAGCTAGTGAAGATGAAACTTCTGGCCAAACCGTCTTTGTTTGAATACTGCCTGAATTGTAGAAATTTAACATCCTAATATTTTTTATAAGATAGGAAAAAAGAGGGAAAGAACCTAATCTACCCTCTCTCCTAAAAGTTTAATTATCCTAAAGTTATACCTGACAGTGCAGTAGATAGATCTCCTCCTGTAGTATTTATTTCGAATACCGGTGCTGGTTCCTGTCCTGTGAAAGAAAGGCTGTATCCATTTAAGTCTCCGAATGCAGTTCCTGATCCTCCAGTTCCTCCGCTTACAGACATTCCTCTGTATCGTCCTACTAAAAAGTATTGACCTACTCCGTCGTCTGTTCCGTTATTTGTTTTTACTATAATTTTCAAATCAGGATTTTTAGCTAATTCGAAAACTTGGTTTCTTACTGATGTTTGTAGTTTTTGCATTTGAAGATCTACTTGTTGTTCAAAGAACAAGGTTCCATTTTCTAAAGAAGCGTTAGGAGTCTCTAAGAGTTGTCCAACATTTCTAGGTAATTCAAATTCAAAAAACTCACCAGTACCAGTAATCTCAGTAATTGCTCCAGCTGTTTCTGCTACTGCAGTGATTGATCCACTAAGAATAAAAACCGAAGTTAATCCTCCTGTGTTCGCTCTACAGCCTAGCGTGTAGCCTGATATAATGTTGCAAGTTGCCATTTAATTGTTCTGTGGTTTTAAGTTAATAAAAAGGGGGCGGTTAAGACCCCCTAATTATGTATTATGCTAAATCGTTTGAAACGTAATATTCTGGGTGACCTATTTGAGTCCCTAATTTGTTTCTCAATCTATACTTTAAAGAATCATCATCCATGCTAAACCAAAGACTAAAGTTAGTAGTGTCACTTGTTAAGTCTGTTCCAACTACCATGTCAGAGGCTGGTCCAACTATTACTCTTTCAGAAGATCTTAATCCGTATATTCCAACAATTTTAACGTTTGGATATCCTGGGAAAGGAACTTCGTAGAATCCACCTCTTTTCTCTACAGTTGTAGGGTCGAAGTGAAATAAGTTTTGCGTTGTTAATCCTGAGATAATTCTTTGGAATACTGCTGTACCACAAAAGATAGTTAAATCTGTAGCATCCAATACGTTTACGTCAACATTAGAAAGTAATTCTGTTAGTTGAGCGTAAGCTGTAGAAGCAGCAATGTTTACTTGACCTGCTGGAACTACAACACCTGCTGTAGAGCCTGAGATAAGAGTTTTGAATCCATCACCTGCTGCTGTTACAGAAGAACCGGCAAATACTACTCCTTCTTCTGCTCCCCAGATAAAGTCATCATTTTGTTGTTGTGCTTTTTTAACTAAATCTTCTGATAAAGCTGTAAGGATAGTCATAGTATCTTCATAAGATCCTGCGTCTAGTATAGCTTTTCCTAAGTATTTTGAAGTTAATAATTGTAAGTTCCAATTGTCATAAGCTGTTCTTTTAGAAACTGTGATGTTTCTTTGAGTAAAGTCTAAAGACCCTGAAGCTGTAGAAACCGTATCTCCACCTTGGAAATAAGGAGTAACAGAAGCTAAGTTTAAGCTTTCTGAGAATTTTATTCCTTCCTGAATTGATACGTACTCAGCAGTGTTACCTGTGTAAACCGTATCCATAAGCATACGCCCTGAAAGTTGATCTGTAAAGTCGGCTAAAGCCGCTACATTAATTGCCATAATTGTATTGTTTTTTAGTTTTTAGTAAAGTTTTTTAAAGCCATTTCATACCTTTTTTGGTTGTGGTTAGGCTTTATTTCAATTGTTTGTTTTGAAAATTTCTTTTCGAGTGTAGGTAATGAAGCAGGAGCAGAATACATAGTTTTCATTGCATCTTGCATTTCTGCCATTTTTTTCTTCATGCTTTCTAATTCCGGCATTACGATTTCCGCAATTGCAGCAATTACCGCTTCTTGTATACCTTCTGCAGGTACTACTTCTTCTTCTTCCATTTCCTCAAGTGATCCCTCACCTTCAGCATCTGGTTCTTTTATGCCTGTAATTTTACCCTCAGCATCTACTGTTACCACGATTCCAGAATCAGTTGTATGTTCCCCTTCTGGGGCTTGTACTGAATTACCTTCTGCGTCGATAACAAATAAAGAATCGCCCTCTGCTAATGCATCCTCTTTTTCGTTAGTTACTTTGGTCCCGTCAGCTAATGTAGCTTCAGCAAAGTTTTCTGTAGGGGTGTTTGTAGCAGGAACAAGGTTGAAGTATTTGCTTACGATAGCCTTTAGTTCAGATTTGTTCATAAATTTAATATTAAGATTTTTAATTAATAAAAAGACTCTAAGAATAGAGTTTATCTTAATATAAATAGAAGTGGTTTTACAGTTATTTTTAATAGTACACACAAACGTAGTCTCCTACCCTATGGCTTATAAAAGTTAGTGGGTCCACTTTAACTCTCGAATCGGTATTCAATCGAAAATAATAATCTACTAATCCCGAATTATAATTTATTTGATTATACCCTCCCAAAATCACTCCGCATACATCTTCTTGTTTCTCGCAACTCGTAGAAGCTATTAGTAATAACGCTAGTACAATCGTTGCTCTTATGTGTATCCCTGTCTCTCTCATTAGATTTTTCATATCCTATGTATTATATTATTAAATTGAAAAGCCACTCGTAGAACCAAGCTTTAACAGTAAGGTATGTTGCCCTGTGGTTATTGTTGGGTACTTATTTTCAAAAATACTCTTAACTAGGTTCTTACTATTAGCATCTGAGATAGCTTGTATAAGCCCTTCAAAGTCGATACTTGCTTTTGAAATTAATCCTGTAGTGTTTGTCTGGGGAGGAATAATACTAGCTGGTTTAACTATCGTTTTAGTCTGAGTATTAATACTCTGGTTAGACTTCAGTATTTCGTAGATAGCATTTAACTTATTATTAAGCTTTAGTATCTCAGTATTAAATTGTTCTTCTGTAATTATATTATTATTCATTTATTATTATATCAAATTTATCTACTATATCATATTCCTTATCATCTATTACTTCTAACCTATTGCCTATTACTTCTAACCTATTACCTATAAGCAACTTGGATCACTGTTGGTTCTCATTTGGTTCTTAGTTGGATAATTATTATAATTTTTATCTTTGTGAGTATACTCTCTTTTTTTTGAGTGTCAACTACTATTCTTTAAAAGTAATGTTTAACATAGTCTGACATAGGTTTTTTAGTTTTTAAAATGTTTACCTATATAGGTTTATTTTTTTTAAGTAATTACTAACATAAGCTGGAGTAACTTTTAGTATTTTAGCTACTTCATCTATATAAGATATTCTATAGGTTTCATCCATAAGATCTAACTTTCCCTGGATAGTTAATTTATCCATCATACTAATAGATACATAAGTTTGAGTGATCTTAAGCTCCTGGTTAAACACTTTCATCCCATCTCTTACAGACTCTTTCAATCTTTCAGATAATTCCTTACTCCATCTAATTAACCAGTAGGTAAGATACTTAACATACTTAGAACTATCCTCAGTACTGTTTATATAATGTAATTCCCACTTATTACCATTAATCTTATGGTGCCACCAGTACTCAAATCCATCATAAGTTATTTTATGGTTACTAGGGAGGGATAGTTTTTCTAGCTGTTCATTAGTCCAACTGGTTTTAAACTTTATCATAATTTTAAATTTATTTAAAAATAAAACCCCCTAAAGAGCTGGGGAAGACAGACATCTTTAAGAGGTTTATAATGTTTTTATATAGGGCTTCCCTCCCGTTTGTTATACCAATGTACGAACTTATTATTTAACCAACAACTTTTTATTAAGTTTTCTTTCGTTACATTTACGGGTCTGTTCATATTGCCATCTTGCGTATTCCTTTAGCTTCTCCTCCATACCCTCTATACGTACATAAAATTCCTCCCAATTTAAGTTCTTATCTAACTTCTCAGCCATAAACCCTAATCTTCCGAAGATAGTTGTCCTACCATTCAGACGTGCAGAAACTGAAAGAACTGAACAACCTAAAGCAATTGCTGCCCCTACTGTAGATTCGTAAATCTCTACTCTACCGTCTTGGTGGGTAATTCTAACAGGCTTTCTTCGTTTTAATCCTCCTTTAATTAACCCATCATTCATCAGCCCTAATTTCCAAGCATGCCTTATATTATCTTTTCTTGAAACCCATTCTAGATTTGTTACTGAATTGTTCTCCTTATTACCATCTTTGTGATTCACCTCCTGGTAGGTATTTTCGGTGGGTGCACCTAGGAAGTGAAAAGCTACGAGTCTGTGAATTTTTTCTAATTTAGGAATACACCAGCCGTTCTTGTATACCCCCCTATCTTGGGTACCATCGTACAGTCGTACGTGCAAATATCCCATTTTATCTTTCTGGGGTTTTAATAATCTACCCTCTTTGCTTTTAGCGAAAGTTTTTACGTTCCCTAAACTACTGATTTGATAATAATTAAAGTCTGTTACTGTCTTGAATTCTTCTTTCATTTTTGTTTAATTTAATTTTCTTAATTATAATATAAGGAATATTTTTCGTATAAACAACTCCTCTATATACTAATACATATCCACAAAAAACCATTTATTATTTAGAATGAGTATAAATTACCTATTAGTAAAGAAAATAGTTGCAAACCCCTTTTATTGTTCTTATCTTAAGGTATAGATGGCGGTTTAACGACTTCACCGCCGAAATTTAAAGAGGTCGTAAAACTAAATTTTTTAAATATGTTGTTACAATTAAGTTCAAAGCAAAAATCTGCTATTCAAGCAGGAATGTTAAAAAGAAATCGTTTAATTAGAGCTACTAAACAAGCAGCAAATCAAGTTAACTTAGACGAAAAACCAATCCATTATTACATTTATGGTCCATCCGGTATAGGTAAAACTTATCAATCGATGGAAGCTGTTAAAGAATCTGGTGTAGATTTCTTTACAGTTAGTGGTAATGTTAGTATGTATAATTTTGCAATTGGTCTAGCCACCATAGCAATGGGTACAGAAGGAACCAAAGCAGTTATAATTATTGATGACTGTGATGAGATTTTAAAAGATGCTAATACTATCAATCAAATGAAGGAATTATTAGGAGAAAATAAACTCACTTATAATAAAAGGTTTCATTTAAATCAATTAGGAGACGAAGAGAGTATTCCTTATCAAGCAGTACAGAGATGTATGAATGAAAATGGAGTAGGATTTACAGTAGACTGTTCCAATATGACTTTTATTATTACTTCCAATATTAGATTATCATATGATTCTACAGCAGATGAAATTACAGAAAAGAATGGTGGTTTAGATACTACTAAATCTATACGAGCACGTCACCTGGCAGCAATTAGAGGTAGATGTGAGGTTAAGGATTTAGATATGACTATGGAAGAGAAATGGGGAAATTTAGCTTCTGTATGTCTTGAAGATGGAGCCTGTAAGGACTGTATTAACGACCAGGAAAAGATTTTTATCTTAAATTATATATGGAGTAACTGGGATAATATGAAAGAAACCTCTATCCGTACAGCAGAGAAAATGGCACGTACTCTTAAAATAGAAGGCCCAGATAATATTGTAGATGCTTTTGATGCAGATTATTTAAAGTAATATGAAGAAGACAAGGGAACAAATACAAGCCGCATTAGACTCTCTTAATGAGGGTATATTAGGATCTAGAAAAGACTACCAATGGGATAATTCTATGAGAATGCAATCAGATTTAAATATAGCTAAATCTAAAGAAGCAAGAGAAAAAATGGCAGTAGCAGCCAAAGTAAGACATAAAGACGGATGGGCTAGCCCTAGTAGGTACGAATGGACAGTAGAAAACAATCCTAATAAAGGAGGAAATAAAGGAAAGAAAAACCCAGTTTACGGAAGAGGAGCTAGGTACTTAGAACACACTACAGGGTTTACGGGTGCTTTCCTAGATATGAAAAATCAATTTCCTGGATTTACAATACAACTAGTAGGTAGAAAAAATATACAGAAAAATAGTATTTTTCCTAAATGTAAGTGGACCAAGATTGCAGATACTAGTATGAAAATTAAACCTAAAAAAGTACACCTTACAATTGAACAGGTATTAGAAATAAAAGAGAACTATAAAAAAGATATAACTATGTCAGCTTCTTCTATTTCAAATAATTATAACGTACATTTAGTGGCTATAAATAACATGTTAAGTAATAAAGATGTTTATAATGATCCTAAGTTTGGCCCTCCTGTAGAGGTTAGGTCTCACCCTATTCACACTTGCCCTCATTGTAGTAAGCAGGTTGGTGGTAGTAACTTTAAAAGATGGCATGGAGATAATTGTAAAAATAAAGTTGTAGAATAAGAATATAGTTCGTATATTATAATAATGGGAAGTCATAAAACCCAAGTTATATTTGTTTTTTCTTAATTTCATGATCGAGGTCCCAAAGTATATAGCTAGGGATCTCTTTCATTTTAAATTAGGCCATTTCTTCTTAATCCAATTCTTACTTCTATTAAAAACAATCCTTCCAATTAATCCTCCTAATGAACCGAAGACCCCGAGTAGTAAGGCTGTCCACAGCTCTTGTATCGGAAGATTCATTATTAAGGTAAAGCTACCACCAAAGAACATCGAGATCTTATTTTCCATGCAAAGTTTCATTTTTAATTCTGAATTAATTTGTCAATAAAATACCCAGTTATTGAATATCCACTTAACTCCTTTGACTTTACTCTAGCCCAGGTTTTGGAATCAGTAATCCTATACATCCCCATCCAAGTTCCGGCAGGTAAATGATCGAATCCATATATACTAGCCTTATCCTTTTTAGGATCTTCTATAATCCAAGTCTCCATCATATGCCCTTCAACAGGCTGGTTAGGATCGTGATTGGCATTTAATCTATCTAGAAGTTTATCCTTCATCATTTTTTCTGCTACGGCTTTAACCGTATCTTTTGAAAAGAATACATAGTAAGGATTACCTTCTTCATCTACTCTAAGGATCTGTTTATTGGGGATCATTAATGGACCTACCACAATTTGCTGGTCTTCACTAGCAAAAGAGAAGTTACTCTCCGATACCTCATTGGTATAAGCCGGTAGACTTGTTACATCTACGTCTAAGCTTGTCTCTCCTGCAAGATCTCTAACTTCCTGTACATATGTATAGACGTATTGGTGTTCCTCTGTTAGACCCATTATTTCGGCTAACTGTAGAATTTCGTAAGCAAGGGTTTGGGCAGCTACTACATCATTGTAAGAGGCAGATTCCATTTGATCTACTGTATGTTTTTTAATCCAAAATAATACATCTTGTAGTTTGGCTGATCTTTTTGCAACATCCATATCTACATCTAACTCTCCAGATACTATTTTTTTGTATAAAGCAGAAGCCTGAGAATCGATATCGAAATGTCTTGTATTGTAATCTCCTATGGTAAGTTCTGATATCTCTTCAGTTTCCTGATCAAATTTAACTCCCATCTCCTCCTCTAAAGCTAATTTTATAATTTGGAGAGTTAAAATATCCTCTATCTCTACTTCATTAAATGCAAAGAAGTTTTCTTGTATGGCTGGTTTGTCGACTAGACTGTTAGTTTCAAATCCTAAAAAGCCTGAAATTTCACTTATAAGTAATTCTACTATTTTCATATTGGTATTTTTAATAAATAGGTTTTGTTATCCTACGTTTCTACGGGCATTTAATTTAGCCTCCGCCTCTTGTGCCGAGGTTACATCTCCTGTTAACACATACGTTCTGACTGTGGGTTGTACTACAGGAGTAATAGGTGCATCGGCAGGAAGATTATTCCTACCACTAGATGGGGATGATGTTGAGGGTGTTGATGATGACGAGGTACTCTTCCCACTTGATATTACACGTTTTGCCTGTGCTGCTGCTCCTAATACTGCTGCAATTTGAGCTGCATAAAAAATAGGAAAGGCAAATGCTGCTGCCGGACCTGTTCCTGCTGCTGATTTCTGGGCTATATCTAAACCTTGAACAAACCCTAAAGCTGTATTAATAGCAATTTGAATTAAAGCTGCCGCCTTAGCTTCTTTAGAGTTTTCTTTTAATAGTAAAGAAAGATTACCAAACCCTACTGCTAGTGAATTAAATAAATTTAACTTCGAGTTTAGTATTGCATCATCTGCATCTTGGTTAACTCTTGCCGACTCATTATTTGTGTAAGTATCTAAGGCTAATCTAGCAAGTTGGTATTCCTCTCGCTTTTGTAACATTAAAGTATCGTGCTGATCTTGGGTAATCTGCTCTAAAAGTAGTCTTTCATTTATTATAGCTAATTCACTTGTTTCTCTTTGATCTAGTAAATCTATTTCAAACTCGTAATTAAGCTGTATTAAGTTGCGTCTTACATTACTATTTTCTTGTACAAAAAGAGTCTGAGTTTCATATAACTGTATTAAGAAGTCATTAGAACTAACCTGTATGGCTTGTAACTCCTCTTCATAAGCTCTTTGTTTTTGTAAATCCTCTACTGTAAAAGCTGTCTTTAGGGTTTTTAAATTAGTAAGACGTGCGTTTTCTAAGCTTATTGTATCAAGACCGTGTTTTTTAGCCCTATTAATTAACTCTGTATAGTATTCATCTAGGGTATCAAATTCTAATTCTCTAACCTGTTCTACCGAAGATACCTCTGCCTGTGTTATATCTTGAATAGTTTTTAATCTTTCTTCCTGTAACTCCTTTAACCTTTCTATCTCTTTATCTGCTGCCTCTTCTGCTATTCTTTGTGACTCTTTATTACCAGCTATTTCCTCCTGTATACCTTTTACATAAAAATCCGCCTGTAGTTGAGATAATTCTACAAGTAAAGACCTTCTACTATCCAAAGCCTCATCCCTTTGTTCTTTTGAGTAAACATAATCACCGGGGGTGAGTTGTAATTGAGCAATTTCACTTTGAGCTTCTATCTGCTCTTGTAAAAAGTCCTTCTGATCTTCATGAGCCTTTCTTCTAATCTCTGCTATCTCTTTTTCTTTACCACCTATAAGTTCTAAATCAGCTATCTCCATACCTCTTTGGGCATTAGTAGCAGTATTTACTTTCTCCCTTAATTTTGCAGACTTATTTATGCTTTTTATATTATTTTCCTGAGCCTCTGTTAATTTATCAGTCTCTGAAGATGCAGACATAAGTTTCTCAATAAGAAAACCTACACCCACTATAAGCAAACCTATACCTGTAGAGGCTATTGCTACTTTTAATGCTTTAAAGGAAAGGGTGGTTGTATTAACGGCGAAACCTAAACCTTTAGTTACAGCAGTAGCCACAGTAGTTAGTAGGGTGTTAGCCGCTATGGCTACATTAGCAAGAACAGTAGACTTACGTAATTTATTAAATCCGTCAGCCATATCAACTAAACCTCTAGTGAAGTTAATCGTAGCTAATGCATATCTTTCGTATTCATCAAATACTTTAGATTCAATACCCAACAACCCTATAGCACCTACAGCCGAAGAAACAGCACCAGTAAACAGCTTTAATGCTCCCTCTGCTGCTTCAAACTTTTGGTCAAAGGATAACTTAGTAGAGGTAGTTTCTAATTCCTGAATCTGGTTATTTATACCTTTTAAATCTCCTTCTAATTGATTTAGGGATTTATCGTCTACATTTATTTTTATCGATATAGTCTTTTCAGCCATTATATATTGTATATAGTATTAAATAGTATTTACGATAATTGCCAGTATTCTGGATACAGCTTTATTAGTTCAACAGATACTACATCTGGGTAACTTATATTAAAACCGCTTATTTTGTTAATTCTAAATACTTGGTTTTTAATTATTACTTTATCGTTTAGTTTTATTTGTTTGTATTCGAAAGGTTCGAAGTATAAATCTAGTTTTACTTTCTTACTACCCTCCCAATAAATGCTATCAAGATATGTCTTCCAATATTTTCTATAACTATTAAGTCCGGAATTCATATTTAATCCTGCTGCAGTAAATAACGTATAGGTGTTATTGAAGTGTAAATCATTGGTACTCCCCTCAATAGCGGGTAACGACGATAGGTTCGATATAGTTGAATACGTACTACTAAATTGTGTATTTGTTGCCCCCTCTCCTATGTACCCCACCGAACCGCTAGTCATGTTATTTGTAACCTTATACCCAATACGTGGTTTGAAAACAAATGATTTCTGTGCTCCTGTTTCTAGTTTGTATAGATGAGGAATAATCATATTTGAAGTTAAATCTAAATTGAAAGTATATCCACCTGCTGATCCGGTAGCATTATAAATTAACGGAGCTCCTAATATTACAGGAGCAAAGAAATCACCTATTACTACTGAACCCTGAGGTACATTACTATCTGATAATAATCTTAAGGTACCATACTGATCATTTGGTACAGAGTCTATTGCAAGTTTACTAAATCTATCATTATCATCAGCATTCTTAAGAAAGATCTCTCTCTCTAAATCATCTACAGTGTGGGATATAGCTTTACGTTTAGCTGTATCGTAACGATAAGTCCAATCCTTTACCTCCCCCACTCTCATCCATTCATCAAACTGCTCTATTTGAATAACAGAACTTCCATCACTGGAAGGTATCATTACTAAATTAAATTGTTGTATTAAACCCTTTAGAATATCTATAGATTTAGTTTGGGAATCAAATTGTAAACCCATATCTACAGTCACTCCCTCAAAAGATACTGGTGTATTTACTGCTCTAAACTGTTGTGCTGTTTGAAGTAGAGTAGTAGTAATAGAATTAGAACCTGATATACGTTGTACCTCCCCTCTTAAGGATAATTGTACCCCAGGAGCAAAACTATCAGAGTAAGATACATTTAAGTAAAAAGGTCCAATACCTGAAGATTGATCTACTTGAATTTCTGCAGTATCTAAAATAACGGGTGATCCTCCAGTTTCAATGGTAAGGAATAATTTTATTTTTATTACATCCGCCCATACATTTTGTATTGGATTAAAAAATCCTATCTGACCTTGAAAGGTATATTCACCAGTAGTAGGAATAGTGTATATACCGGTAGCAGGATTAAAATTATTTCCTGGATCAAGTATCTCTTGGTTTAAACCTACAAGGAAGGGTACTGTTCCGTTAACGGCTTGGTTTGCTGTGTTGGTAGCTGAGAAATCTGCTGTAGCATTCTCCGGTACAACCACACCCAATGCATCTTTAGCTTTAGGTAAGATATACATATTATTAAAATCAACTGAATCTGTAAATGATCCTGTATAGCTAAACCCTACTTGTTTAAAGATTACATCTAAGACTGATCTTGCTTTTATAGCTGGTAGAAATTGTTTAGACTGTAATGGGTATGAACTGTTACCTATAGCCCCTATATCTGAACCTTCTTGCAATCTAGGCATTATAGGGTAACTATCCTCATTATCTCTTCCATAATCTGCTAAAGGGTAAAATACATTTCCTGATAATAAATTATCATTCCAACTATCTAGAATACTACCAGAGGAAAGTGTGTGGTTATAAGGACTCCAATCACCATCTTTAAGTAATTTGTTACCAAGTGACTGATTTAACTGTACTACCTTGTCAACTACTTCAACTGTGTAGCTAATATATCCATCCTCCGAAGCAATCACTTCGAATAAATGTAACGTCCCTATTAAGACCGTCTCTCCGTTAAGTATAACCGAACATGGTAGAGTATTATACATTGCAGGTATATCGTCGACAGAGACGTCGTATGCATGATTGAAGAAAAGATTACTTATCTTAGTTCCCGGTATATTAAAATTTTGTGAACCTATTCCAAAGAACTTACCAAGCTCCTGTGACTCTACAGCAGACATATCCAGTCTTAACGGTATAGAAGAGTTTACTTCTAAATCGTATATATTATTTTCAAATTCTACTCTTATGATTAAATCATTTATCATACTCTAGATCTTCTTTGGTTGGCGTACTCCCATTCAATAGTATATTTGAATAATTTATTTCTGGAAGTTTCATTATTTGTTTTATAATTGGTATTGGTAATTATTATAGGAATAAACTCGTTATTCTCTTGTAGGTATACAGATGGAGATTCCATCATTTCTTCTAACCAATTACTATATTCTTTATCTATATAGTCTGTGTCTATTGAAAATTTATCTACCATAGAGGCGTAATACTGTGTATCTCCTCTTCTGTTTACACTGTAGGGACTTAATTGGCTACTATAATCTACAAAAGAACTGTCGAACTTCTCTCTGGTAAGGTCTGTTACAGTTCTAACCGGGTTATATATAGCGTAGTAATCCCAAAATCCATATCTGTTTATAAAGGCAAAGTTTTTACTACTCCCGCACTTCTTTGTATACTCTGAAGATAGACCTTTATCTGTGCCACTAATTACATGTACACCATCCCACCTGTCATTTATTATTATAGGTATACCCCCTGCATCGTTACCTGTAACGAGTAAGTTTATAAGCGGATTAGCAAAAGCTGTATCGTAATTAGCCATATTCTGTATACCTAATCCTATGGTATTAAAAGCTCCTATGGGTAGTGTTAAAGGTATATTTACAGAGGCAAGTAAAGATGTAATTCCACCGTTTTGTATGTTAAACCCTCTAACTAGTACACTTGCAGGAGTTGATACTGTATCCTGTAAAGTTGTTACAGTAAAATAATCTGTAGAATCTAGTATAACCACATTATTAAAATTAGTACCAACATTCTCTGATAGAACACCTGGATTATTGGTTAGATAAGGATTACCTAATGTAGGTGTATCAAATGAACTAGTATTAAAATTATAAGATACCCCGTTATTTGGATTTACATCTCCTTGGAATATCTGTAAGGAACTACTAGCAAGGTTAGGAAATACAGTTACTGAACTACTAATACTTGTTCCGTATTGTTCTCCAAATTGCATTGTAAAGTCTTTTACCGAATCTACCGGTGCCATACTTCCTGTTATTCTCCAATAATTATCCTGATTTAATTTACCTTGGATAATAGGAGAAGGATCAAAGACGGCCACTCCATTAGGATTCTTTGTCTGTGTTACCCTTACCATAGAACTTGTATCACCCGCCACCATTACATCCATTACATATTGGTATTGAGGGTTTGAAGTAGTTACACTCCCAGATACAACATAAACTAGATTAGTAAATGCTGCATTAGGTGTTGTTGGTTGCTGGGTTATTTGTATCGCCATTATCTTTATTCTATTATTTTATTAAAATCCACATAAGCCTACATCAAATACTACCCCACTACTTCCTTGTATCTCCATATAGAAATCTGTTGTCATTCTGTAATATCCTGCTGATACGAATATTGTCCCTCCAGCGTCGGTATAACAAGTATCCCCTGCTATTGGTAAGGCATTTGCTCCATCGTGGTAGTATGTGTTTGGTATACTTTCAGTACATACATCACTAAAATTACTTGTATTACTACTTGGGAATGAAGTTAAACTAGGTCCAGGAGCTGGCGTTGGTGCAGGGGTTGGTGCTGGCGTAGGAGCAGGTGTTGGACTAGGTGTTGGTGTAGGCGTTGGACTAGGTGTTGGACTAGGTGTTGGACTAGGGGTAGGTGTAGGCGTTGGACTAGGCGTAGGCGTAGGTGGTACCGGTGCAGGAGTAGGCGTAGGAGTAGGCGTTGGTGCTGGTGTTGGACTAGGTGTTGGAGCTGGTGTTGGTGTTACACTCCAAGTACAATCTCCATTAACTGTACAAGAACCTCCTGTTCCAATAATATATACTCCACTTGGGAATTCCGTAGTAATATTTGATG